ATCAGCAATAGCAGCTCAATCCTGCCTCCGCAACTACGAATGGTCGAAATTCCTTTATACAAAGGGACTTCGACCATTAATCGTTTATGGGCGTTGCGGAGACTCGGACGGTAGCTCGGACGCTGATTGTTTAATAGCATTGGTTGCCATCTGGCGAACAATGTAAAAAAATGTACACTTCTGCGAAAAAACTTTTATCTGTAAGAGATATAGTAGGATATACTCTTCCGCGGTTACATACTGGCAAACACTGGTATGTAGACTTTTATGCTTATGACCCCACTATTGACGGGCTCCGCCGCAAGAAATACATGCTCGATGGATACAAGCTAAAGGAGCGTAAGCACATCGCCACCGTGCTCATCACTAACCTCACACAGCAGCTCACAGCCGGCTGGAACCCATTTGTCAATAATGATAAGGCACGTAGCTATACGACATGGGAAGCCGTGGTGAAGCGCTACACCGATTACCTGAAGGTGGCTGAGAAGAAGAGTATGATAAAGTCGAAGACGGCTACTGATTATCGCAGCCGTTTGGCGGTATTGCTCTCCTACATCGACGAGGCAAAGACCTGCATAAAGTATGTACACCAGTTTGACCGACTCCTTGTCATTGATTTTCTTGACTACATTGTGTTCGACAAGGAGCGGTCTGCCACGACTCGCAACAACTATCGCACATGGCTGTCAACCTTCGCCACGTGGCTTGTGGATAGGCAGTACATCACTGAGAACTTCGTTGAGAGTATCAAGATGATGAAGGAGACCGAGAAGTTCCGCGACAGCATCAAGCCCGAGGATCTGCGGAGATTGAAGGAGTACACAAAGGAGAAGCGTCCGGCGTTCTACCTCGCTTGTCTGATGGAGTATTACACCTTTATCAGACCGGAAGAACTGCGTCACATCAAGATAGGCGACATATCAATAAAGGAGCAGTGCATAACGATACCTGCAGAGGTAGCGAAGAATGGCAAGGAGCAGGCGGTAGCACTCAACGACACATTACTGAAGGTGATGATCGAGCAGGGCGTGTTCAGCCACCCATCACAAGACTATCTCTTTGGCAAGCACATACGTCCGGGCAGTGAGCAGATAGCGGTGAACCGCTTTAGGCAAGAATGGGTACGTGTCCGGAAAGCTCTCTGCTTCCCCGACACATACCAGTTCTATAGCCTGAAGGACTCAGGAATTCGCGACCTCGCCAACGCCGAAGGCATTGTCGTAGCTCGCGACCAAGCGCGACACTCGGACATATCTGTTACCAATAGGTATCTGAAGAGTCCGAAGGTGGCGCACGAGAGTACAAAGCACTTTGTTGGCGACTTATAGTATCTCGTAGAAGTAGCCGGTCTTTATTTGGCTGACGCAACCATCTACGACCTCTGCCTCTATCTTCTGACAGACGAAGCGCCGACTGCGGAAGACATATATTTTCGAAGGGTCGGGGATTTCGTCTGTCAGGAACTTGATGCAGCGCAGGTTGTGTGTATCTATATCTGGATGAGACTCATCCTTTCTCAGGTCTTCAGGTGATGAATACTGCAAGCGGTGGAGCTGGTGCAAATCCATCGACATAGCCTCCTTTGCTCCAGTCCAGTCTGGATATGCACGATGATCGACAAATGAAACGGGGAAATGGCAATACAAATTCGTATCGACGGGCATAAGACCACCCGGCACCTTGATGTCTTCGTAATACGAGCCTTTGCCTTCCATCATAAAGAATTTCTCTGAACTCGTAAAAAAGACACTCATGGTCTTATCTGACTCTACGCTGTTCTCTTCTTGCGTATCTTCGGTCGCATCGCCTTCAATGGCTTCTTGTACTGAAGAATAAGGCTCTCCACCTTCGTCTTCATACGAACCAGACGGCGCTGTATAGTCATCGGTTGCCGACGGACATACCACATAATGATTACCATCTACGACATCTGTTTTGTGCGACCGTTTTCTGCGGCTAATGCTTGCCGGTGCTATTTTAATCTCAATAGAGTCTGTAGAATCTGCATCGCGTACTATCGGGCTGAAAAAGCCGCATGGTACGAGCGACTCTGTTAGTTTGTCAGAATTCCATTTGTTGGGCCATTTTGCATAAACGAAGTAACCATCGGTTTGTGCGGCAAAAATCGTTTGTCGTTGTTCTTTTAATGGCATGAGCTTTAACGCCGCCCCCATTTTGTCACGATTTTCATAATATTTCGTTGCGTATATATGCTGCACGTTAAGCGGTATGCTATCGCGCCAAGAGCGACTTGCGGTATCATCAAACTTGTATTCAATATTCGAGACATCAAGCAGATTTGCGCCATCATCGTCGAACTCGCAAGTGTACTCATCGAGGCATTCGTAAGCGACAGCTGCGGAGGAATAAAGTTCTTCTGCAGATACGACATTAACAGACTTTTTAATATCATCGAACAAGAACCTGACATTCAGCAATTTGCTAAGCTCCTCTAAAAACGTGTAAACCGACCAATGCGGTAAGGCCTCTTTAACCTTAAATGTCGGGTGCGCATTGACGATAAACATCCTGCGAAAATGCGACGTATCAAAATTAAATGTATAGTCCTCATAGCCCTCATGCTCCAAGACCGTCTCCAGTACATATTGCAGGCGTGGTTGTATAGCAAGACGCACCATTGTGGTATATGTTGTAGGATTTCCATTATTTAAATATTCACCATTTTTTCCAGTCAGGACATTTCTATGATAGTATATGTCGTTGACAAAACGGCTGCAGGCTTCGTCCCAAACAGGATTGAAAACGCCAGCATAGCAAGAAACGGTGCAGCTATCCTTGAGGTTGATATATACACTGCCTGGTTGCTCCTTTAGGTGTATGGTTTTCTCAAATCGGCTGTCAAGACCAGAAAGAGCATAATCGCCCTCAGAATAATCGATCTCATCTATAAAATGCTTCTCGAAGACAGAGTTATACTTGATACGCGATTTGCCGCCAACAATCTGAAGTTTGACGGTTGTATCGCTAATAGAAGTGACAGTACCCTTGCCTGATATGATAAGCCGATAATCTGCATATATCTTACAATCATCGAACGACGACATGCGCTTCTTCACATCGAAGCGGTTTACGTGTTTGAAAAGAGCCGCGTTTTGATGGATTGACATCGGGAATGAGATATCATAGGAATACTCGCCCGAATCCTGGACATACGGGTTGTTATACGTTAATTTTATTTTGTCGGAGGTGGACGGGTAGCCCACCTCTCCATTGATAGTGCAGTGTATCATATTATGTTTTTTATGTATGCGATTTTAATTTTTTATAGTGGTCGAGGTTTTTGGCAATGCCATCATCGCCATCGATGTAGCACTTGGCATGTATGCCCTGCGCGAGCACCAGCGATAGTTGGTCGATAACATCGCGAGCTTCGCCGAGGGTAGCATTCAGCTCTGAGTTGTCGGTGTTGACCGTCACCGATGGCGCAGACACCACCGTAGCACCGCCTTGGCCGAGCGAGCGCGATATGTCAGCTGCAGTAAGCGAACCGACCGTATTGTTGCGCTGCGCCTCGTCGATGAGCTGCAGGGCCGGCAGAACCTGCGGGTTGTTCACCGCATTGTGGTTAGCTACGAACTCGCCCTCGTGCACGATGCCCGCCTTGCGTCGATAGCTTGAGCCGCCCGTAAAGCCACCCTCGTAGTAGCCAGCCTCCTGCGCCTGCTGCTGCTTCTTGATAGTGGCTATTTGTATCGCTCCTGCTGCGGCAGCGATGCCTGCGGCAATAGGCGCAAGTACCATATTCGCAGGGTAAGGCATACCGGTCATTGCAGAGCTGTAAGCACCAATAGCCGAAATAGCTGTCTGTGCAATAGCTTGGGCTATCTGCATTGCGGCTTGCTTTTTAGCATACTTTGTTTTTATTTTAGCTATTTCTTTCTCTTTCTTCTCTTCCAGTTTTTTGCGTTTCGCAGTGTTGTTGCCAGCAGCGTTTATAAGCTTCTCGTACTTCTTCTCTGTTATAGTAACCTCGTAGTCAGACTGCGCAGAGTAGTAAGACGACATTGCGCTCATAAGTGGCGATATTGCGTCCATCGCAGCTTGCATCTTAGCGACCAAACCATTACACATGTTAGCTGTAGCTTCGCCCATAGCAGCCATAGCTTCTTCATGTGAGATAAGCCCCTCTTGTTCCATCGATTTAATGTTGGCAAGCGTTGACGCATAGATATCTATGTCGGATGTTATAAAAGCACCAACATTCACTCCCTCATCATGTTTGTTAGACCATGATGCCTGCGCTTGGTTAGATGCTGTGTTGTAAGCACTATCAACATTGCGTTTAAATTGCTCGCCTTTAGAGTTGTACAAGTCATCAGCTGCTTGTTGCTCTTTATAATGCAATAGGACTTGTTTGCGCATCTCCTGATATTCTTCTTCCTTAAGAAGCTCCTTTTGGTGTAGAGATTCGAGCCCTTGGAGTGTGATACGCTCTTGTTCTCGGCAATCTTTGGCTGCCCATTCTGCTTTATATCGAGAAAGGAGATCGGCATAATATTGCGTTTGCTCAAGTTTATGCTCCTCTTGCCGTTGATTTATCTCTGCATCAATATCAAGCCATTCTTGTTGGTTTTTATCGTATAAGGCTTGACGCTTCTTTAGATAGTCTATCTCATTGAGATACAACTCCTCTTTAAGGCGTTCTTCATTGTGGTATATATCATTGTTTGCAGACTGTTGCTCATAAGCCATTTGTAAGTCAATAGCGATGCTCGCATGTTTGCGCTTAAGCTCATCTTCGTCAAGTTTCTGCTTATCTTGTTGATATTGTTGTTCGAGCTCTGTTTTTTTGCGAATAAGGGCTTGTGCCTCGTTTGACTCTTCGCCATATAGTTTAATCTGCTCGTCAAGTCCTTTGCTTTTAATCTCGTATTGTTTTTTAAGGAAATCACGATACTGTAAACCCTCATCAGCGTACCTACGAAAGTTCTCAACAAGTTCTGCTTCTGTTATTGCTTTCTGAGCATCGATAGCAGCCTTAAGGTCTTTTTTCTTTTGTGCTTCGACGCGTTTACGCTCAGCTTCTGCCTTGCGTGCAGCGATAGCCTTAGCTCTCTGTTCTGCCTCAGATTCGTACTCTGTATTATTGTTGTTATTGTTGTTATTGTTTTTCTGGTTTTTGCCAAGTTGCTCGTTTGCTTTGCGAATTTTAAGTAAATCTTCTGTCTCTTTTTTTTGCACATCTTGATATCGCTTTAGCCATTCATTTTGTTTTTCCTGTAGTTCTGCTATATCATCAGCCCGGTTTCGATTCATTTTTACAGCAGTGTTCATCGTATAGCCTTTACGCTCAATGTACGTTTGGTCAGTCCAACCATCTTTAAAGCCTTTTAAATCACCATAGTTGATTGCGTGGGTAACACCATAGTCTATGGATTTGTACATTTTTTCGCTAAAATGCGCGATTTGGTTAGCAGCTACCTGGAAATCTGCCCGCCAGAACTGTTTAAGCCGACCCCAGAAACTTTCAAGATACTCTTCGTCAATATCTTGCTTTTTACGTTCCAACTCCTCGATCTTTGACAGATATACACGAGCTTTGGCTTGTGCTAAGATGGAGTCTGTAAGATTGTCGACCGCCTCGCGAGCCTTGTCTGAGTTGATATTTTCAAGTGTAAGATTGTCAAGGTATCCGGGGTATTTCTCCTGAAGTTTTCTTAAAGCTTCTGTCCTGGCATCATCGGACGCAGCCTTGTCTCGAACCAAGTCAACGAGCGTAGAAAGCTCTGCAATCTCTGAACGGCATTGGGTAGCAGCTTCTGCGTTTGCCTTGTTAAGTTCGCGTTGAGCTATCGTAGCTTTATCTGCTTTAGATGTGAATGCGATAAGCGCAGCTGTCACTGCCACCATAGTAACAATGGCTGCGGCCCAAGGATTAGCCAGTATAACCTCATTCCACATTTTTTGTGCGGCAGTTGCAAAGCTTATTTGGCGGGTACAAGCCTTTACTGCAATGCCGTACGCCGTTTGTGCAGAAACTATAAGTGATGAGTACATCCTCTTCATTTTGTCTATTGCCAAACCTTTAAGCTTAACAGCATTGTGTGCCATCTCTGCTATCTCTGCAGCTTTTACAGCTAAAGTATATGCCACGATACCAGAAGTAACGACAACAAGAACCTTCCAGTATTTCGTAGTAAATGAAGTTATTGTAGATAGTGACTTAACGAGTAGACCGCCAGCACTGATAGTGTATTTAACTACAGGCAAAAGTTTCTCGCCGAGTTCTATGGTTAACTCACGGAACCGATTTTTTGCCTTATCAACATCGGCTTGCAAGGTGCTGTTCTGCACGTCAAATTCCTCGATAACAGATTTCGCCTCACGGTAGGCTTCTGTTGCAATCTCCTGGCGCTCACGAATGTCGTCAACCTTGTCTGCCATTGTCGTGAGAACAGCGACGGCGCGTGCACCATCAAGTCCCATATCGCCAAACATTTTGCCAAGTTGGTCGAAACCACCCTTAGATTTCAAATTATCCATAAGTGTAATGACAGCCTTATTCATATCGTTCTTAACGAGGTCAGAGAAGGTCTTCAAGTCTACTCCTGCCATTTTAGCAAAGGTCTTAGTGTCCGTTGACATTTTGGTCAGCAGCTGAGAGAATGCGGTAGAAGCCATTTCGTCTTTCTGCATGTTCTCGTCCATGACAGCTGCATAACCCATTATTTGCGCCTGAGTCAAGCCGACCTGCTTGCCGACACCTGCGACACGAGCGGTGAACTCAACGAGGTAACCAGCCGATGCAGAAGAGTTCTGCGCAAGCTCATTAATAGCAGAACCCGTTGCGAGCATTGCGCCACGCAAGCCGAGGCGATCGTCCTCGCCAAAAGCCATTGCGAGCTTACCGACCTTGCCGATAGCTCCGTCACCAAGGTCATCACCAAGAGCCACCTTTATTTTATCGCCGACATCAACAAACTCCTCGATCATTTCTCTATTGGTGATGCCAAGCCTACCCGCATCTTGGGCAAGCTTGTTCAGCTCGCCACGCGCCGTTCTGGTGTCAACATTCTTAAAGCTTTCATTCATCTCCTCAACTTCCTCCATCGACTGACCGGTGTACTTGCGTACATTGTTCATCTCTTGGTCCATGTCAGTAAACGCATCTACACATTGACGAACTGTTGCAGACAAGCCGGTAAATGCAGAAAGTGTCTGAGTGATTGCGCCCCAATTTTTATTCAAGCCATTGACAACGCCTTTCCACAGACCTACAGAGGTGGTTTGTTCGTTGTTGATGGCTGTTATCTGCATTTTAAGTTGTTTCGCCTTATTGTTGAGCTCATCGAAAGCATCTGTTCCTTGCTTAGTGTCCTCAAGTCGTTCATTTACTATTTTCAGCGAGTACTGAAGTTCGCGCATCGAGGAACCGCTGATATTTTTAAGCGTAGCATCTATAAGCTTATTTTCACGTGCAAGTTCAGTGGCTGAGCGTCTCGCAGCAGCTATCTCTTTATCGTATTTGTCAATGGACAGATTTGCCTCCTTTTGGCTCGAATGTATCTGCTGTATGCGTGTGTTTATTTTTTGCAGACTTTCTGAAGCTTTGTCGAAGGCATCTGTATTAGGTGACATGTCGTTTAATTCTTTCTGCAGAGTGGATGCAGCTGCAGTAAGATCGTTAAGCGACGCACCATTAATATCGTCAAGAACTCGCTGCAGATTGACGGTAGCATGATTTAGTTCCTGCATCTCTTTCAGCGACTGCACGGTAGAATCTTTAAGGAAATCCATACGGTCCTTGCAGTGCTGTAGAATGACATTGAGCGCATTGTAATCATCGGGATTTGTCACTTGTTTCATCGCACGTCGCACCTCGCGGGCTGCTTTTTCAATATCCCCCAACGATGCTGTGGAAATATTGTTGACCGTGTCTATTGTTTTTGCAACACTATTGCTGTAAGATTTAAGGCTTGCCTCGGCAGCCTTAATCTGCTTGTCGAACTTGTTAATGTCTTTAACCGACGTACCAGGGTCTTTGAGTGCCTCGGCTTTCTTCTGCTTTAGGTCATCGAGGGCTTTCTTTAGTGTTGCCATCTCATTCTTCGCTTGCTGCGCATTAAGACTGACGATGGTCTCGAAAGTTTGAGTTGTTGCCATAAAAAATGCTACTTTTGATTTGTAAACCAAAAGTAGCACAAATATAGTGTAGTATAAAATACATTCAGTTACCGACGTGCATGTTAAATGCTGCCATAGATATCTTTGAAAAATCACACATATATCGTCGCACATCCATCAACCATTTGTCTATACGTGCAACCTGCTCAGAATCCTCGCCAAAGCGTTTCACAGCCTTTTTGCGTAGACTGTACAGATATTCAAGGCGCTTCTCCATACGCTGCGATTCGCGGTCGGCAACACGTATAAGCCATGATTTATGCCTTGTAAAGGCAAGTAACTCCTGGGAGTCTTCGAGATCTCGTTTGACTTTTTCAGGATTCAATGAATGCGAGAGTCCATTCTTCGCTTCTTTTATTATAAAGCAAAAGATTATTATCACGAATAAAATCCAAAAACTGTCGGGTAGTATTATCATATTGCAGACGATTTAATTGGTTATACCGCAAATATACGCAAAATATTTGAGACTGCAAAGTATAGAGCCAAAATATTTTGGTATGCGCGGCGGAGCATCATCGTCGGCGATGTATCAGGCACAACAACAGCGACAGAACGACAAGCACCACCGCGCCGATAGTAAACTGCCCGACGCGCATCTGCGTCCGCTCCCACGTCGATAGCTTGCGCTCCACTGGTATGGGAAGACGTGGTATGTCGGTCTGGAGCATTGCTTTATATATAGTGTCGGTCTTCACGCTTATGCGGTCACGCCATCGCCACACGCTCTTCTGGCTATACACTGTGTCGCCACGAGTGTAGTGCTCCACATACACCGAGTCGTGCAGCCGAAACGTGTCGGCACTCGCCCTCGCCTTATAGAGTGTATCAGTCTTAACGACCACTCGCTCTACGACCACAGGCTGCGGTGTAGAGCATCCACACAATAGTGTCAGCATTGCGCAGGCTAACAAGCCTAACAGCACACCGCACAATAATTCTAACAATTTATCTAATGTATTCATGATGTTATAAAAGGGTTATTAGTCAGTCTCCGCCTTGCCGTAGTCTCTTGGCGGTTTGCGCTTCATGCAGCCGTTCACGGTACACTCGTTCCACTGCAGCTCGTGCGTGCGAAGGAGTAAGTCGTGCTTCTCCGCACGCAGCTCTCGGATGAGATCACGCTGTTTGCCAATGTCGTCGTAGAGTGAGTCTATTTTGTTGTTGAGTCTGGTGCGCTCCTCCATGTGCTCCTCGTGTTCGTGGGTGTAGAGGTTGCGCCACTCCTGGGCGTAGGCGAGGGCGTTAGCGTCCTCCTCCTTTTGTGCTGCAGCAGCTTCTTTGCGCTTCCGCGAGTTGTAGTAGAGCAGCTGCCCCACGATGCCACCGCTAACAAGTAGAGAAAGTATCTGTAAAACCATATCCATCTGCACCTCCTCACTCTATTGTTATCCAAATCTGCTCGCCTCTCTCGTCAGCCGCTTTCAGCATGGCGTACACCTTGCGGAACGTTGCCGTTGAGTTCAGTACCTGTCCGACCGCCTTGTTTTCTCCGACGAGAATGCAGCCCTCCGTGTCCTTCGCCGTGTTGCCACAGTGTATCAGCACACCTTGGTAGCCGGGCGTATTGCACAACCTTGGTAGTCTGCCATTGCAGAACTTATACTGCGCCCGACCTCCGAACCTTGGCGACACCGTCTTCATATCGACGAGGTATCTGCCAGTAGGTATGGCGGTTTCGCCTTTAATCTTCACTCCGCATATCTGCGCCACACTCATCATCGAGGTCAGACCTCTATCCTTGTCTTCGAGCGTGTCGCAGACGTATGCGCCGTCGACGTACATCTTGCCGATGGTGTACGTCTCCTTTTTTGCTATTCGTCTTACTTTTACTTCCATGATATTTATTGTTATATTGTTCGTTATTATCCATAGTTAACACCATTCCATACTATTTTGTAGCTATGTGGTGTATACGAGTTACCCCTCACCGTTACAAGTTCACAAGTCAAAAACAGCGTTTGATTTTTACCCACATCGAAGGCTTGGGATGAGACTGTGACATTGTTTTTGTCGATTGAACCGCCACCGCGAACACGAATTGTAAGGTTGTCAGCTCTGTTCTTTATAATTATCGTCTGCCCTATATAAGTCCAAGCGTCATCGAGCTTAAGACTATCAGCCGACAGACTATCAGAAGTATTAACAAAAGGCAGTAGAACCACAGGCATGGACGTTTGCCCTAAATAATTTCCTTGAAATTCCATGTACGAACCAGAAAGTGCGAAATCGAAAATTAAGTAGCCGCCAGCTTTAGATGGTTTTAAGTATTTTTCAATAGTTGCAGGCGTGATGACCTTTTTGTTCTTTTTGACAAATCCGCTAAACAGGCCCGAATTAACCTCTAACACACCTTTCTCGTTCACACGCGCCGTCACCTCGCCGCTGTTGTTGCGCACCTCAAAATTGTCCGCCGTTGCCGTTATCTTGCCATTCTCGATGTCGAAGCCAGTGCGCAGTAGCTTGGCTACAATGCCACTGTCCTCGACATAGCCGTTTGCCGACTCCACCCAATCGGTAGGAGTTGCACCCACCTCCAACTTCGGCATCGTCACCCACGCCTTACTGCCTTGCAGACAACGGATAAGGACGTAGTTAGGTATGCCGGTGCCCTCCGAACGCCAGTGTACCCAATAGCGCTTCCACTCGCTTGTGAGATAGAAGCGACGTCCGCCGTCGGCGTTGCTCGTTGTTGTATCGCGCTCGCTATCCTCGGCGAATATGCTTAGATTAGATCCACTCCACATAAATGCGTCGATGCTGCCGGAACCTTTTGCCATAAACGAGAACATATAGTCCTCACCTTTTTTGATGATGGTATTCACGCTCCACTGCGCCATCTCAATGTATTTGGAAGCAGCGTCGGCATATATTACCGAGCATCCGTTGTTGTACGACTCGTTAGTGACTACCGAGGCATCCAAGCGCATCAGATTGCCGGTTTTGGCGAACGTGCGCGTGTTGTCGAGCAGGTTGCCTCCGATGTAGTTGTAATCATTGGGCGAAGCACTCCAACCTACGAAATCCTCCGCCGTACCCTCTATGAGGATAGGTTGGGCGATGTACACCTGCTGACTCGCAGTAGATGCCTCCACTTTCACACACGCCACGGAAATCCACTCATATGGGGCGTTCGCTGCCACAGTAAAGGTTTTCTGGTAGAGATACCATCCATTGCTTGGCGTTATCGTTGCTACTCCTAAATTCGCATTACCATTCGGACCGGCATATCCACTTGGTCGCGACGTGTCGGTTGCCGAGCTGTGCCACACCACCTCTCCCGTAATTTCTACTTTGGCTGACTTCGTGCGTGCCCAGAAAGCCAGCGTGTACGTCTTGCCCTTAGTGACGTGTATGTTGCGAGAGTTCGCAGCTTCACCCCATCGTGCACCGCCTGTCTTGGCATCGGGCGCGAATATCACATTAGCACCATCATGCGCCGACGTACGATATATCTTAGACCTTAAAAGATAGCATCCTTCACCTTGCTTGCGGAACAACGAGCCAACGAGCAGATTGCGTCGCTCGGCGAGAGCATAGCCCACCTTCAGAGATATCTCGCGTGCCGACTGCAGGATCTCGGAAGAGTATTGTTGTAGTGCAGAGCTTGTTTGCAGTGGCATACCGTCTACCTTATTCGTCAGTTCTGTGTACTTTGACTCCATCTTCTTCGCATCTGCCTTTAGTCCACCAAAATACTTGGTGTAGTCTAAGTGCCACGTCAGGCGCACGACGAACGTCTTGCCACCCACCACCACCGACACATCGACATAGCCATCGGTGTAGTACATAGTATTGCTACCGGTGCTGTATGTGCGTATGGAGTTGATACGAACCGATGTGCCAGACACATTTGCCGTGCAGTTAATCTGCGTTTTGATAGCAATAGAACTTGCGCTCACGACGGCACCACCCTTGCGGCACACTACTGTAGCATAACCATAGGTGTTGATGCCGCCTGATGTTGTGCCGGACGGTACTCCGTCATCAGAAGTAGAGATGGTGATAGGTGCACCTTGTAGCTCAACAGTATAAGCATCAGTGCCAGCAGTTCCCTTATCACCTTTGTCACCCTTATCACCTTTATCGCCCTTGTCGCCATCTTTCACAGCCACAATGGTTATCCAGCCACGTGCAAGTATTGTTGCCATATCTTTTTGTTTTTAGAAAATAGGGTGAGGTGCCCTATTTAGACACCTCACAAGTAAATGTACCTCTCACTGCCACATCAGCGTTCGCCACCGTGACATACGGCTTTGTAGAAGCATTCACTGGACTTGATGTGCCGCTCCAGTTTGTTGCTACGCCGTTCGAGTCGTACTTAGTCCACTTGTACTGATATTTGCAGGCGTGAGTGCTGTCAGCCTTAACAGCTGTGCCGTCTTCGACCACCTGACCATCTTTCCATAGGCGTGCGAACAGCTCTGTAGACTGAGCACCATTGACAATTTTGTCGCCAGTGAGTGAGTAAACCTCTACGACATAAGGGTCGCTGGCATCGAAGAACGTGATTATTGCGTTAGCGGTATCAGCACCATCCTTCACCGTGCAGCGGAATGTCTGGAAGTTCAGCACATCGTCGGCATTCACATTCAGTGTACTCACACCACCCGATGTAGTGACGTTGCCAGCAGCTACTGCACCCCAGGTGCCAGCACTAATATTGAGCACCTCCCACGTCATGCTTGTCAGTGTAGTGTCCTGCACATTGCCGCGGAAGAATTTAGCCACAGCACGCAATGGCTTGGAGCTGTTTGTAGAGTCGAAGGTGTTGCCGTCAGGAGTCTCTATCTGCACCGTCTGTAAAGCACCACCCGACTTTGCCAAGCTGATAGTCAGATAGCCTCTGCACTCCGTGGTAGCTTTAGTCTCGGGGTCGGTATAGGTACATGCCCACTCGATATTCTTCACGCTGCCATTCTTCGCAATGTTGCTGACGATGTTGAGCTGATACGACTTGCCGCTCACTGGTGTTGCTTCTGCGCCGTCTACAGTCCACTTCCATTTTGTACAAGCTGCAGTAGGAGCTTGGTCGTTGGGACTGCCAGTCACATACACACGAGCTGTGATGACGTTAGGCGCACTTGTCGAGTAGCTTGGAGTGTACACACCAGTATCGGGCGTGAAGATCTGAGTCTGACCCTTTGAAGACTGCGTGAAACACTGAACGGCTTTGCCGTCGTTAAGGTCAACGATCGTGATTTGACCATTCGCTAAAACTTTTGCCATATTTTTTTGTTTTTTAAATTGTTAATAAATATAAGTCGTTATAAATGAAATATCAAAACGCTAAATCCAATACCTCACACTCGAACTGCGCCTGCCTTACGACATCGTCACTACTCACAACGCAGACTCTACCGATACCCTCATGCAGAGTATTCCACGTCGTATCATCTGCCATGTCAGCCGATTGTCTTCGCCACGACCACGCGCTATCGCTTATGGTGTCGCTTATGTCCTCGCCGTTGCGTAATAGCTTAGCTTCGAGCGTCAACTGCCCGGTACCGTTAATCATCACCGTGCCAGAACTACTCGTTATCACTATTTGATACGCCAAGCCATCCTCGCCAGGGTCTCCCTTCTCGCCCTTCTCACCTTCGATTTGTTTTAGCCAGTCCGCCGAGCCGTTCACCGGCTCAGCTGCAGTACCGCTCTCGTTAGTGCAGAGCCACACAGCGTTGTTGTGGTTCACCTGGTCGTAATAGTCATAAGTAGTGCCACGCTGCCATTCGCCGCGGTAGTTCACCATGTGTATAGTCTGACCAGATGACGAGACCCACTCGAACGACGTAGATGTTATGCGCGAGCCATTCGGCGACAGACAGAATACCTCTCTGCCATCATGCGTGTAGCTGTTGACACCCTTGTAAGCAACGATGCGTGGCGTGTCAGGTCCAGTAGTCTCTAACATAAGCACCCCTTGACGATCCATCTTTGCAGGGTCTTGGCAGCCGTCAAGCACAATGGTATCTCCTGCAGTTGGCTCATCGCTACCCTCCGCGCAGTTACCTTTTGCGAGCACGATCCAATTGAACAACTTGCCATCATAGAGCACATCACCCATACCATTAGTCACCACTTCAGCCTCGGTGCTCACCTCTGTTACAATGCGCCAGTAGAGGTGGTTCTGTTTGCCCTCGTACACACCAGGCTTAATGTCGAAAGTCTGGCAGCGTGCTTGGTCGCCAATCTTCCAATAATTCTGGGTAGCCGTTGTGCCGTCGTCTGCGAGCAAGAAACACTTCCACCCGGTGAGGTTGCGTTGAAGGTCATATATTTCTTGCACAGCCACAATCTTGCTGCCGGCACCACTGAGGTAGATATTGCCACCAACGTATGAGAGCTTGCGCACCTCCAGCTCGTTGAAAATGGCTTTACCCCACACCATAAGGTCGGTGATGTCAAGGCGATACTTGCCGTCGCCGCGGTCTACCAAGCCGAAGCCCGACTGCGATTCGGTGCTGTAAAGCATCGATGTGAGCTTGCTCAGTACTGCAGAGCCATCTTGAGCCATGCCGTGTGTACCAGAACCTACAGATAGACCGCGCAAGAAGCGTATATGCCCCTCTGCCTTGTCGTCAATGTCGCGTCGCAGAAAACGGCTTAGGTCCAGCTTCTGCTCAACAACCTGCAACAGCCCCAGCAGCGCATTGCCGATGCGTTGTGCGGTGTTAGCATGAGTAGCACGCTCATCGCGTATCTGCTCCAAGTCTTTGCGTAGGCTATCGTTATTTGTTGACATATTACTCTGATGTTATTTTTATGATACAAAGATAAGGCGATGGAGGCGAGAATAAAAAAACGAGAAAAGCACTACAGCTGCGCTACCGCGCGGTCGATGGTGCTTGAACCACCAGTGAAGAGCTGACGTAGGAATGATGACACGAGACCATTGTATGTAGTGCCGTAGTAAGCAGCCTCGAACTCGTTGAGACGGTGTAGCGAGTACATATACTTCTTTGAGAACCAGTCGCGTTTCTGCCGGTGGTGTGGGTTCGACTTCCAGTCCTTCAGGAATGTCAGGTCGCCACCGTTGTTATGGCGGTAGCCGTTGCCGACACCACGTGCCACGTAGATGCCATACTCCAAGAAACGGTGCTCTATCGATGTCACCGGTCCAGGATGTATGACACCCTGCACGGAGCGCGACAAAGCACCGGTATCGTAAACTGGTGGCGCGAACTGCATCATACGCTCGCGCCACATCTTAACCATAAACTCGCTCCAACCCTCAAGCCACTTCTGGTGCTCGGCATCGGTCATGTTCGGTTTAAGTCCATTCTGACTGCTCATAGCTAATGTCTATAGGTTGTTCGTTCTGCACCATGAAGTAGAGTCCCGTCACGCCGTTCATGGCGTAGCGACCGAGCTCGGTAGAGTAGATATTGTTCAGCTGCAGGTATGTCAGACGCTCGTCGCCGAGTCCGTCTCGATCGTGCAGCAGTCTGGAGTGGAACTGTCGGAACAACTGGCGGCAGAGGTTCAACTTCTGCTCGCGCTCCGCCATGTCGTCGTAGCGGTAGTGGGCTACGATGAACACGGTGTACACATCGCGTCGGAAATAGCCCACGCCATTGCTGAAGGTCTGCTGCGATGTGGTGTCGTCGACCATGATGAAGTTCTTGTGCTTGCGGAACGAGTCCATAACACCTTGTATCGAGTCGGGACCAGAACAAAGGCACGGGTGGAAGTCATGCTCGGTGGCGAGGCGGTTGCTCTTCGCGAGTTGAGCGAAGTAGTCGAGAGCCGGAAATAAGTCTTTCATATATCACGTGTATTAACTTGTTAGCTTAGGATATTTGCGTTTGAACTCCTCTGCCTCACGCGCTTTGGCTTCGAGCTCAGTAAGAGCACGCCAGCAGTCTGTCTGCTTCACAAGCGTCTCCTTTGTCACGTCGCCGTCGGTGAGAGCACGCAGCTGCACATTGAACGACTGCAGCATCGACAGCTCGGATATGTCGTCGTCGCTCTCCGTTCTGCGGAAGAAGTGTGGAAAGGCGTGCGACATGACGACTTTCACGTGCGCAAACCATGCGAGCGTGGCAAGGCGTTCCGCAGGTGTCAGTGTCAGCTCTGCTGGTCGCGAGAAGTCGGGATTGCGGTAGAGGAATGAGGCGAGCACATCGATAGCGTCATCATTGCCCGTAGAGTGAAAGCGTTGGTAGTACTTCTCCATGCAGAGGTAGTCCTCGAAGGTTATGATGCGATGGTGCTCGGTGTCCTCCTGCAGCAATGGATGGACAGCTTCGAGCCCCTGGACAACATCCAACCTATTATCCATTTGCTCTATGCTGTCCACCCAAGCGAGCTGCTCCAGGAACGAGCGTATCTGCCATAGCTGCAGATAGAACACTCGTTTGCGCTTCTCGCCCTCGGGCTGGTAGCCGCACTGCCATCCGAAGCGGTTCTTCTTGATGACGTTGATACCAGTGAAGCGCACGAACATATATGTCTTCACCATCACCTTGTCGGCAAAGGTGGAAAGCAGAAAGAAGGTGTAGCGCAGCTGCTCTTGTGTCAGCTCGCTCCACGACTTGGGGCATGTGAGTTCTATCTTATCCATTGAAGAAAAATGCAGAAGATTCTTTTTTGTTGCTGAACGTCAGCATGTGTGCCGAGCTGTACGCCGTAGTAGTGGGGTAAATGCAGAATGTCTCTGGACAGCCCTCGACCAAACGCTCCATGCGTCGGAAGAGAGCGGAGTGCAGCGCCCCGTCGCCGTCGGAAGCCCATAGGTCAACAAAGTCGCGCGCCAGCTGCACGAAGCCTCCGTACTCTGCCATGTCCTTTTTGTCCTTGCAGCGATAAGCCTTCAGCACATCGTCTATCTGCTCGTCGGAGAAGCGCACACGCAGCTGCTCCTCTGCTTCGCTGATAGCACGTTGCATAGTCTCCCAGTCCTTGTACGACCGGCTTTGGATGCCTTGTGCAAAGAAGAAGTAGTGCTCCGTGTATATGTGGCGCACGAAGTTCTGCGCCTGCTCTGTCACGCCCCACTCCTCAGAGCGCAGCTGCTGTACCACCATAGCACGCGCACGGCACTGTGCAGTGCGCAGCTGGGCCTCAAGGGCATCAACACGCTGCTTCGAAGCCGGCGATACAGTGTCGTTCGACACTATGCCGAAGCCTGTAGAAGTGAGCACGAGGTCGAGCTGTCTGAACACCGAGAGGAACGCATCTACGCACACCAACATCTTAAAGTAGTACTTTAACGGTTCGCTCTCGTCGGTCGACTCAACTCGCTGAGCACCAGGCTCGCCGAGCAGAATGTCGTAGTAATTGTTGAGTGCTGCTTCTATGGCAGGGTACACTGCCTCGAATACCTCGTCGTGTGCTGATGCGCCCACTGGCAGTGAGCGTTCAAAATCTTCTTTGAATATTGCTATCATACTATGCCTTATGAGCCTCGTTAAGCTTTGTGTAAGCTACGAGGCGAATGTTAATAATTACTCTATAGTCTCATTGCTTGCGCTCACCTTCTTCGCATCTCGCTTCTTGTCGAGCGTTGTGAGCATGATCATCGGTACGTCAACAGTGGCTTTTTCATGCCACTTGTTGTAGTGGAGTATCACGTGATACGGCTTGCACATCACGTCGTGGCAAGGCTTCTCGATAGCCTGCTTCAGCGTGAAGAGCTCGCGCTTGTCGGAGCCCGAGTTGTTCATCTGGCTTTTGCCCGGCGTGGCACCCACCAGGTTCGGGTGAATGCCAAAAGCGAAGCACAGAGCGTTAGAAGCCTCAGACATGTCGTCACTCCAGTTGCCACCCTCCTTCTTCGAGGCATCGTTGAGCGGTACGATGCGCACCATGCGGTTCTCCTTGCCGTTGGGGTCTACGTAGTAGCCGCTGATCATCGCCTTGCCGGCGTTCTCGATGCCCGTCACGAAGTCGATGATGTTCTGTTTCTCCTGCTCCTTGCGCTCCCGGCGCTTCTGCTCGTCAGAGATCATCTCGTTGTCGCACACGTTATCCCAGTAGTCGTCGTGCACCTCTATCTGCACCCTTGGAGCCGACGTGTTCTTAATCATGTAGCGCTTGCCTATGCCTATCAGTCGATAGATATCGAACCACGTGTCGCGGAATATCGACGAGTAGTAAGGCACGGGGTAAGTCTGCGTGCCCGGCGTTGCCATACGGCTCACGATGGCGAATTTGCGGTCTTTTGTAGGCTTGCGTCGCAGACCCGTCTGTGGGTCGGGCTCAGCACCCATGCGCACCAGGAGGTCGCCTAATGGGTCCCAGTAGTCGAGTAAAGGAATTGCCTCTATCTTCGACTCGTCGAGGAAGCCCAAGCGCCAGTCGCCATAGAACACGTGCTCCGGCTTGCCACTATGGGTGCTCGATGCAGCTTCGAAGCGACAGTAGGAGGCATCCTTGTTGCGCACTGTCACGATACGCTCGCCGTCGCGCGAGAGGATGACCACCGTCACCGAGAACGAGTAGAACTTCATATCCGTAGCCTGCTCCAGGAATACCTCCTGGAGCGAGTTGCGTAGGCAGAACTGCAGTATGTCAGGATCGGAGACATCTTGCTTTGTCTTGCGATCGACGAAGCGCACGCCCTGACCATAGCATGAAACGATATTGAACTGCTGGCACTGCGCCGTAATCATGTTGGACATTATCTCGCGGCGCAGACGATAAGGCAGCTGGTCGTCGTAGCCCCACTGCACGTACTTATACTGCTTGCCGCCGACGGTGATTGGACGCACGAGATTACTGCCCGGCAATCGATCATCGTCGAAGATGGTGTTCGAGTCGGAGCCATACTCGGAAGTCACGGAGTTGCTCTGCCCCGCCGAGCCTATGCCCGACGGAGCTATGCGATAGCGGCGGAAGCCTTCGGCATCAGGCTGCGCCGATGTTGGCAGAAGAGTGTTGCTATTGGTCATAAGTAAACACGTTTGTTATTGATTTGTATGATAAAAATCTGTGGCAAGGCTCTGATGGCACGGTTGCGAGGGTTGCGTAGGCGCACATAGCCACCTCGCCAGTTGACGTGGTGCACCAGCCACCCATTGTAGTGCAGCATCTCGCCGGTGCCACCCTCCCACGCATGGATGTCGACGAGTGAGCGGTGCTGATAAGCCTGGTCGAGCAGGCGTAGCATGTCAGCAAAGTGTATAGCGTCCATCACTCAAAGGTATTGTCGAAGGTGTTGTCAAAAATGCGTCCGGAGCGCAGCGTGTCGAACACGTTGTGGTTGCGCTGAGCATACTGGTAGCTGAAGGTGAAGCGTGGCATCGACTCGTCGTTGTTGTTGTACTCCGACTTTGAGTCGGTGACAATAACCTCTTTGCCTACATTGGGGTGTCCGTCTTTGAAGTTCACCACATGTATGCTCTTAGATCGGAAGAGCTCGTCAGCCCAATTCGCCATTGCGAACGTGAGGAAGCCCGTGTCAGCCTTGAAGGTGCGTGTCTCGGCTATATCGTAGTTGCGGTTAAACTTGCCGATGTAGCCCTGACTACGCTTATAGGTAGGTGCCACGGTGTGTGTACCCGTGCAGTAGAGCAGCTCGTCGCAACCGAAAGAGTTCTCGAAAACCAGGATGGGAGCGCAGTCAGGTTCGTCTAAATCGATAGAGAACCGGAACTTGCGCTGCCCAGCCTGGACCCAAAAACCTAATAAACAACTATCAGTATCGCTAACGAACTTGCTCGGAGTAACATCAATCGTAGTATAGCGACTATTGCCACCAACGGGCGAGAGCGAGAACTCCTTTGTAGTGCCATCGTCGTACTCGGCAATGACGGAAGCCTTGTCGGTGCCGATGTAGTGTAGGTACTCCAAGCGGTTCAGAGCGGTCTGCTTCTCGCCATCTAACATCGTTAGAAAATGCGTGTTGATAAAGTCGGTAGCAGAAGTGTTGATATCTGCCTCGCAGTATATGATCTTCGACGAGATGGTGGCAGTACCGCCATCACCCTCCCAAGCGTAGTCATCTTCTTCGATCTTGATGGTGAGGTTGACGCTCAAGTTCTGACGAGCATACGGAGTGAGCAGGCGGTCGAGCTCTGCGAGTGTTATCTTGCCGTCGATTGGGAAGAAACGTTCTGAGAATATCTCCTTGCCGTCGATGGTAATGGTGACGGTGGTGCCTATTCGGCTGGCGTTGCCGATGTCGCCACTGGAGGGAGTGAACGAATATATCACATCGGGGATGCACGACGAGAAACATGTTGCGGGTAGCGACTGAAGAAGAGTGATCATAAATGCTTGTTATTGGTTTGCAACGGCAAAGATATAACAAGCTCGCGAGACGTAAGAATACAAAAACGGCGCACCCTATTCACATAGAATGCGCCGCAAGCGAAAAATGTAAAAAAATGTTTTTTATCTTATGGCTCTATTTTATAGCATGTAGTGCATATCGCGCCAGAGCTTCCACCGTAGCGTACCGTCCTCAGCGGTCTTCAGTTCGTAGCCTTCGCCCTGCAGGTATAGCACTATATCCATTGGGTGTATTGGCATGATGCTGTGCAGCTCGTCGGCTATCTCCTCCGTTGTCTTATACTCCGCCGTGTACTCCTCGCCAAGCTGAGATTTGCCAGGCTCCGGTGATCGCGAAGCAAGGTAAGCATCCATAACGGTAATGATAGCTTCAGCGCGGCGTACTTCGTTCTCGTCTCTATCTGTTCTGTTTGTTGTCTCCATAACATTCTCCTTTCTGCTTATTGTGCTTTAAAAACTTCGTTTAGCTGTCGGCGCAGCTCGTTAAGGTTGCGCATGAGGTCGACCACCTCGCCCAGCTCTACCGTGTCGCAAATCTCCGCCGTCTCCTCGAGCAGGCGGTCAGTAGTGTCGCGGAGCAGAACTATATTTTTCGCTAAGTTATCCTTATCGAGCAATACTCGTACGGGAGTACAATCTATTGTTATCATGCTTCGCCTCCTTTCTCTACCATATCAACATACTGTGCTAACCACTCAGCACTCACCTTGCCGGAGATTATCGGTTGCATACGCTGCGTACCGCCCTTGTTGAGGTATTTGAGTATGCCCTGCACCGGATGGAAGTAGACCGTAGCCACCTCGTTACCAACTCTCGTGCCCTTGATGACATCGCTGATCACCGCTGCACGGCATAGCTTGCCGTATCGGTCCGACGCCTCAGTTGTCGTCTCGAACTGCATCGCAGTGGTGCGGCGCGGTCTCTCGATGTCAGCCTGAAGGACTATTGCTTCAATATCGTCAAACACGGTATCGATGCGCTCCGTCTCCACCAACATGCCGTGCAGCGGAGAGAGCATCTTGCAGACCAGTTCCTGAAACTTGTTTTTGGGTGCATAGGTGTTCACAAGAACCAATGAAAGTTCGTTGTAGAATGGATGTTCGTTCATGCTTCGCCTCCTTTCTCCTCCTGATTTAACTTGTAGACGTTGTAGCCCGAGAGGACTACACAGCAGAGGGCAGCGAGGATGCTGCTCTCTGCGCTGACGGCACCTGCGCCGAGAGACAGAAGCGCAGCATGAACGCGCAGAACCTCGCGGCGTGTCACCTCGAACTCGCAGATTTTGGTGTAAAACTTGCTCTTTCCGTTGAGCCACGCCTTAACAGAGGCGGTGCTGATGCTAAACGGGCGCAGATGAGCGGTGCGCTGGATAGATGCAGATGTTTGCATAATGATGTTAGTTGTAGCCTTATTACCGGAGAACCGCTCCGGCGCGGGTTGACGTAGGGATACGAAAAAAGCGGCTCGCACTTCCTCGTCTGCTACAACTAACATGCTTATCCGCCACAAAGGGCTAAAAAACACGTGGAAGGCGAACCGCCGTATTCTGTCTTGGCATCTCCACACCATGCGGAGTGCTCCGCATGAACAAAGGGCTTGCTCCAAAGGTAGAGATAAAAATCTGAACGTGCAAGGAATTTGCAAGGAATTTTCAAAGAATTGCGAGGAATTGCGAAAAAAGTATTATTATCAATACTTTTACGGCGGAAAATTTGCATGTTAGTATTGTTTTTACTACCTTTGCATTGTCAAACAAAAGCTCTTTGATATGAAAAAGTACAAAGTATCTGAAGTCATCAAGCTGCTGGAGCGAGACGGATGGGTGAAAATAGCCGAGAAAGGCGACCACAAACAATTCAAACATCCGGATAAACCAGGTAAGGTGACGGTAAGAGGGCAGAAGAGCGAGGTGCTTAGCCAATTTCTTCTGAACAGCATTTGGAAGCAGGCGGGGTGGCGATAAGCCACGCCCCTCTCCAAGGTTTGACAAAATTAGATACAACAAAAACCTATGAATAGAATGGAAAAGATTATTGTAGAAGTGGGATGGTGCGACCATAATTTTGGAGCCACATTATCAGACAACGTGCCAGGAGCCATCGTCATAACTGCCAAAACCTATGACGAGCTACAGAAGGAAGTGCCCGAAACACTTCGGTTTCACCTTGAAGGGATTGAAGCCGACGGCGACGAGATACCGCAATGGCTCGCCGACGGCGATTACGAGTTGGTCTATCACCTCGACACAGCTGCGCTCATACGATCGTGCGAGCGCTACGCCTCGCTTGCTGCCATTTCGCGAGCTTCGGGAGTAAACGAACGACAACTGAGCCACTACGCCAACGGACTGAAGAAGGCTCGCGCACAGCAGCGCGAGCGCATAATAAATGGATTGCACAAAATAGGACGCGAACTGTTGTCCCTATCATAGAGCAAGTTTGACAACCACAGCAAGCCCGACCGTCAGAAATGGAGGTCGGGCTTTATATTTGCAAAAACTCTCCAATATTGGGTGAATTGGAGAGAAATGGAGATAAAAAGCCCCGAAGCCGTTAGGCTCCGAGGGCTCCAATAAGCTCTTTAATATAATGAATGCTGCGAATTAGAAACTTGCAGCAGTCAATTCTTTAGACGTCCCGAAGCCGTAAGGCTCCAAGAACCAAATTTATTTCTTATCTACGTTGTCCAAATCCTTATTACTGGGTGTTGACTTCAAGTAAAAAATAGCACTTATCGTAGCAGAAAGAGTGGCAACAATACCTGCAAGCCAGTCATGTCCATTAATACCTAAGTAGACCGCTGCAGCGAGGAATAGAACCACGAGCAGCACAGCAAATACCTGACCAAAAATACTCTCGCGAATATCTGCTTTAATAATCCGTTCTTCTGAGTCGATACGATGCTGTTGCTGTTTCTCTGCCATAAGTAGAATACGTTCCGGAGCATTTGACAACACTTCCTTATACGCTTTGAAATCCGCAGGGCGAGGCAATGGACCGCTAAAAGTTTGGCGCATTTCAACCATTGCACTTACAATGACACTGCGCTTATCAGGATCGATGGACGCAAGCACCTTCTCTACATCAGGTCTTACCACTTCTTTCTGTTTCTTATTATCTGCCATAAGCTTGCATTGACTTTTGTATATACTTGCCTACAGCAATCCAATCCTGACGCATATCGTCAACATTGTTGCCCTTCATATAATCGTGTAAACTTGCACGACGTCGCACACCGAACAGAGAATTCATGCCAGTAATAAAAGTCGGACGTTCCCTAAGTAGTAAGGAGAACGAACCTCGGATATTATAATTCAAGCGACTCATAGTAAAAATATTAATTGGTTTCATTTGCAAAGTAAGTGTTTTTTTTTGAGATAGCAACTAATAGATATGATAAAAAAGCATACTAAAAGTAAAATAATTTCACATATTATTGGATTGCGAGACTTCTGCGCAGAAACAAATAAAGCCGCCCACGCTCCACCAGAAAAGTTACGTCACCTCGTATATTGGTAAAAAAACTCAAGTCTTTGCCGACCGCATGATTACCGCGACCTGGTAACCATGTAACCGCTATGTGATAGTCATGTAACCGGGGCGGTGTAATGATGTTACCGCTATGTGGTAATGCGTGAGCCGTGAAGTGAGAATGCAAAAGCCGCCGACGCGTCACGCGCCAGCGGCAAGGATAAACGTGAAAAAATAACTGAATCAATTAAAACTAAACAACATTAGTTTTCCATAATTAAAAACCTACGGCAAAGATACGCATGCAGATCTGAACTTAAAAATAGCATTCTCTACCGGAGAATACCACTCGAAAACTTGTTTTCGCAAGCGTTTTTGCTTCTTTTCCGCAATAAAAAGAAGCCCAGAATAGAGAAATGAGCGCGTTTTCGCGTACCTTTTCCATACCTGCAAAATCGTAATGCTTAAAAATCAACGAGTTAAGCATTACGATTTTGCAGGGTGCAAGACTTTCTGTCTATGCAGCACTACACCGCCCTGCGCCGAGTTGGCAATTGCCGCCCTCGCCTTTAGCGGAATATGCAGAAGGTTGTGCCGAGTATGTGATTTTGGCTTGTCGATTTTGCGCCCATCGTGAAAGACACCGCCACATCGAGGACGCTCATCAGCGGTAAGGCGAGATGGTGCGAGGTTGGCAATTGCCAACAAAAAAGCCCCGAAGCCGTGAGGCTCCGAGGCTGGTGTGCGTAAAACTTTCGCTATAAAGCAATGCTCATATAGTTCAGTTTGTTAGACATATCGTTGAGGGCAAAGCGTAAGGTCTTTAGTTCTTCTTCTGTAAACTGAGACGGTTTGCCGTTAACGATGTTGCCGTTGAGCTTGTGGGCAAGCCATGAGCGAGACTTCTTGAAGTAGGTTTTGGCTATGTACGCCATAGACACCATGTCGGTAATCTCGCCAAGACGCTCAGCCATGCGCTGCACCTGCACGTCTTCTGCTGTGTCCTTGATGAGAGACTCCAGAGCTTCGGTGAAAGCCTGCTCGTTCTCATTTTTTAAAGCGTCCATCTCTGCCGCTACCGCTGCACGCTCCTCATCGGTCGTTGCCAAGCGATTGCGCTCAGCAAGAGCCTTAATCTTATTCTTAAAATCTGTCATAATATATTTTGTTTGAACTATTTTTAAAAACTCCCCCTCCCATTTAAGGGAGAGGAGTCTTTTTAGTCATTCTTGATGTCATCTTCAAGTTGTTCGATTTCTTTCTGTGCTATCTTTTTAAAAGTATTGGGGAACTTTTTCCAATACTCAAGATAGAAAAGCAAATCGTTTTCTTTGTTCTTAAGTTCCTTCGATTTTTTTAATTTCTTCATAGGCGATAAGTTTTTTATCACAATGCAAAGATAATAAACTTTTGTTGATTACGCAAGAAAAACGCCAATTATTTTCAACAAAAGTTTAATACAAATAAAAAGCCACCAACGCATCTCGCGCCAGTGGCTTACACTAATATAAACCTAATCAATAAAAAGAACTAAATACTTTTCTCCACTACTACAAGTGCGGTCTTTACCATCGTGCCGGACTCCTTAAACGATTTGTCGGGAAGTTCGCTAATATAGCCACCCAGATGCTCTACAACATCGCGCAATTCCTTGTACGGGCCGTCAGTACGCCACATAACAGCATATGAGGCTATAGCTACCACCTTGCGTTTGGCTATGGATATAGCCTTAAGAATATGCAAAGCATCTTGTCGCTTGCAGAACGGTGGGTTCATAACAATCACGTCGTAAGGTTCAGAAGGCTCAAACGTCATAAAGTCGTCACCAACGACACGGAAGCCTTTCTCTATAAGTACGGCTCGATTCTTCGGGTCGAGTTCTATACAGTCGGGTGTTGGCATGAACTGAGCAATGTTACCCTGGCCAGCAGAGGGCTCAAGAGTGCGTTCGCCTGCACGTATGTCAGCGACCTTTACTATCTCACGGGCAAGAGCTTCGGGAGTGGGAAAGAACTGGAATGTTTGGCGTTCGGGCGTAAATTCACCAGTATCGGCTATGGATGTAACAAGGTCGCCCACATCCTCCTTGAACACAAAGGCCTTCTTCGCACTCGACCACTTGCCGCCGATACTCTTCAGCACCTTGGCTACACGTTCGTACAGCTTGCGTTCCAGCTGTCCAGGCAGACGTAAAAGGCTACCATCAAACTCGGAGGTCTTCAACACCTCCACAACAGATTTGTCTATCTTCATACGTTATGATATTTATTGGATCTTTAGAAGTCGTAAATATGCGCTGCGAGCATCGTCAATCATTTTTAGAGTGTCGCTATCCGGAGAGAGATTGTCAAGCATATCTGCTATTTTGACGAGCCTTTCCGATAGCTTTCTCATGTGCGCCCGCTGCTCCTTACGTTCCTGCTCTATAACAGAAATGATACCTTCGCATGATAGGAAGTCGTCCTTCTTACCTTTATATGCGAGAATCATGGTGGCTATAGATGTTAGGCGAGATACCAACCACTCCTGGATGAATAGTGCAGGGAGTGTAAAGCGTATCTTCTTCAGCACATCCACATCTACCTTGTTTTGAAAGCCGAGCACTACCTCATCAGCAGTGTCGGGTATCGCATCGAGTAGTAGACGTGACACTACTGCCATGAGATATTGCCTTGACACGCCCTGCTTGGGGCGCAAGGCACAGACATGCTTAGATAGAATAGCTGTGCCGTCGGTATTCACTCCCATCTTGCCTATCGTACCGATTACCGACACAAGTATATCGCCTTTCTCAGAATATGTCGGAGCATTAATATGTTCGCAGCACCAACGCTTAGGCGTGAATCTACCCTGCACAAGGTCAGAAGCACCAACGACAATAGGCAAACCTTCGCCTCGCTCGTTGGTCTTCTTCTTGTCAACGTTCTTGCCCTGCAGGACCTCGCAGATGTCGGCAAGTGTTACAATGTTGTCAATATTGTTGCTCATATAAATAGATTTTTACATAAGCAAAGGTAGATAAGGATCTACATTAATAGAAATACGTTTGGCAATTGCCAACAAAAAAGTCCTCGATGCATCACGCACCGAGGACTCAAAGAGTTCATTTATCTAATTTTCATGTGCCATGAAAACAGTCAAAATCAAATTAGCGACACGTTAGAGAGTTCCTTTCCGAACTCGTGGATGGCATTCTCAATTTCTTCAAGTCGCTTTGCACTTGGTTTTCTGTTGCCAGAAACATATTGGCGCATAAGTGAAGGGTTGATACCTATACGTTTGGCGAGCGGTGTAATAGATACGGGGAACTTATCGAAGAAAGCCCAGATGTCGTATTTGAAAGACATCTCAAGTTCTGGAATAGCCCGACCCATATCATTATACTCATCTCTTGCGACAAGAAGATCTCTAACTGCTGCATCTACAGTGGAGCCATAACCTGCTATGCTGCAATTATTAATTGTGCCATCAATAAAGCAAGAACAATTCTTTTCGCCCGGTTGCTTTTCTACAAAAACAGTCACTTTCATATATACTTATTGTTTGTCGTCAACTAAAAAGAGTTCTTCCATTTAATTTTCTGTTTTTAATCTAAGGAATCCGACCCCGAAGGGTCAGACTCCAAATAGATTAACCAAGAAGCGCCTTGAGAATACTTTTTAAAGTTCCCGTGCTTACCTCCTGTGCGCCATGTCGAGGAACTGAAGCCGTTCTGTCTGTCTTAGGATTAATCCAGATGTCGTGCTCGCTGCCCCTCCTCAAACAGCAACACCCGTTGCGCTTGAGTAAACGTTTTAATTCGTTTGTTTTCATTTGGCTTAAAAATTAATTTAAAGAACTCTTTATCCTTATTGGACAATGCAAAGGTAGCAATAATGTTACATACTACCAAATATTTTGCTAACTTTTTTGCTATCTTTTCAGAAAAATAAAAAGCCGCCGACGCATCTCGCGCCAGTGGCTAATAAAAGATATAAAATATTAATGAATGAGTGAAAATATATTACCCGTATGTGTTGGTTGTGCCGCCGGTGCCCTGGAACACCGGCTTGGTCTCCGCGCCTATGCAGAGCACGTCGAAGGCATCGGAGCCGTCGGTACGAGCCTCCAGCTTATCCTCCTCGGTCTCTGCGAGCTTCTCTCCACGCTTATCCTTCTTGCCGTTGTACACGCCGGCTGAGGTGATGGAGATGAGCAGGTCGGGGTTGTTGTCGCGGTTGACGAGCACCTGCAGACGGGCACGTCCGCGAAACATATTATTGATGAGAGCGTTCTTCTGTACGTGGTTCATCGGGTTGCCGAGATAAGCCTCGCGCACCGCCCAGCCCATCGAGCGCAGCGTGCGCACCACCTCTTTATGAGGGTCATTGTAGTGCAAGCCCCAGTTGGTGCCCACCATGGTAGAGTCGTAGTAGAAGATGATCTGACGACGGCGATGATAGTGGTAGTATGTGTTGAAGTCGTCAAGCAGCTCAGGAATCTTGCGCTCGTATTTGACGAAGAACGATTTGAGCACGCGCAGCTTCGAGCCTTGCACCTGACCGACGACGAGCCAGTTGATGAGGTTGTTAGTATCGAAGGCTATCAGCAACGGCAGCTTGTCGTTGCGGTCGGCATCCATGCGGCAATCGTTAGGTAGCGCACCACCCTCGGCGTTGGCGAGGTTGTGCAGGTTGAGCACGCTCTCGTTGGGTGCCGTGTATAGGTTGGCGGTCTCGCTCATGCCACCGTAGAAGCCGTCAGCCGATATGCTCACACGCTGGCACATGATAGACGTGGCGAAGGTGAGCGGTGGGAGGTCGCGCTTGGCACGGCGTATAAACTCCTCGCCCAGGAGTGCGAGGTTCTCGATTGATGAATATTCGCGGTAGAGCAAACACTGCGAGCGAAAGAAGTTGAGCTGCTTGTTGTACTCGTCTATGCGTCGCTGGATCTGCTCGTGCTTGTCGGGAGTCTTCAGCAGCTTCTGCTTCAGTCGCCATATCTGGTAGACCAGCCCCTCGATGACCTCCACCAGTTCGGGGTCTTGCTTATCCTTGTAGTTGAGGAACCAGGAGCCCTTCTTGGTGATAGGCATATCGGAAGTGATGGTCATGCCATGATGCAGAGGGAAATGGCGGAAGTACATCTCGTTGCCTCGGTTAGCTTGGAATGTCTCGTCCTTGAGCTGCTCGAAGTCGATGAACTTCGCCTCGTCGATGATGAGATAGTCGAGCGACATCGAGTTGGACGTGCCAGAGCGGTCCTGCGAGATGACATTGCAGACGGAGCCGTTGTAGAAACTGATGGTGTTCTCCCAGTTCGCCGGTGTGAAGATAGGCGATTTCCAGTGGAGCTTCTTCCACGGTCGCCGCCCCACAACATAGTGTAGGTCGCGCTTGAAGCCCCATCGCTCGAGGTGGATGAGCATGGAGGGCAGGATATTGGTCAGGCAACGCTTGACGGACGGAGCTACGAAGCCACCCATGGAGCCGGGCATACCCTGAAAGCACGACTGCAGACGGCGCGCCTGAATAGCACCCTTGCCCACACCACGTCCGGCAACGATTACCTCGTCGCGTGTGTTCATGGCGAGTGCGTAATACTGCGCGTCGTTGAAATACTGAAGGTTTGGTTGTTCAATGCAATCACTCATCTTCGTCGGGTTTTATCTCTTCTTTTATCTCCTCGAAATCAGCATCTTGTATCATAGTGTTGGAGTAGCGCTTGTAGAGAGCACGTATCTTGCCACGCAGGTCAGGGATGCGCTCGATGCCGAGAACCGTAGGGTCGTCTGTCGGCTCGAAGTTCTGAGGCACAATCTTGTCGAATTCGAGGTCGGGTTCGTCGTCCTTGTCGGTGCGGTTGTTAGCCACGAGCACCTTAGAGAGCGCAGCCACCGACCGGAAGTCGCCGGCGCGGCGTGCTGCAGCGATGTCCTGCTCGAGCGACTTGTTAATCTTCCAGCGCATGAACTCCTTCGTAGTCTGCTGAAGATTGCCGAGTAGCACCTTGACCAGATGCAGATCCTCGTAAGCAAGAGAGCGCGACACCTTGAACATAGCCATATCGTACTGCACCAGGTCGTTGTCAACCTTTGACGGGAACTGCAACCAATAGGCATACATGCCGCGTATGCGATGAAGACGCAGCAATACACCCTCGGCGACACGGAGCTGACGCAGTTCAGCATCGTCGAGGGTGACATAGCGCGAATATTCATCGAGGTTAACTGGAAGCATATATATAATGTATAGTCTTGGTTGTTGAGAATGCTAAGTGACAGCAGAAAGAGCGGCAGCAAGCAGACGCTGACACTCCTGAATAGAATAAGGAGAGCCGGCAAGCGCCGTATCGTGAAGAGTGCGGCGAAGCTCAAGCGCCGTGGCTGATGCGCCACGAACATAAGCCGCGCGTGCAGGACAGCCAACAGTGGCTATGTCGTCGCACAGCTCACGCTCGTCAATACCCAAAAGGGCGGATATCTCCGTCGGGGTCATCATCTCCCGCGCATAGTTTTCTATCTTTGTCAGTAAGTCGCTGGAATAATCCATTTAGCTCAAGTGATTTGTCGACGATGCCTCTCAGACCGGCAAGCAACGAGTAGTAAGCCTTGAGGTCTGTAGTGATCATTGTACACTCGGCGCGGTCGCCGTAGGTCTGGTTCTGAGAACTAATAACAGCAACCTGATAGTTCTCGTTCTTGACAAGCATTATCTTTGAGTGGTTCTGCGCCAGATGCACATGGTCGAAACAGCTCTGCATAAGCCGATAGAGCTGCACCGTCTTGCGTGCAGCCTTAAGGTCGGCTACGAGTGTGGCGTTTGCTATCAGCTTGCGCCGGCGCAGACGTAGGAAACCGCAGAGGAAAGCGTCGGAGGTTGAGAAAGTAGATACGTAAACGTCGGCACGCCCGGTCTGCTTCAGAATCCATCTGAGCAAGCCGAGCGTGTGTAGCCCAGTACCGAGATGGTACTGAGTGGGAACGTCACTCAGCGGACGGAAGGGATAAGCCTGCTTCATTGAGCTTCGTCTTCAGATCGTCACCGATAGGGGCGTTGTTGTCGTTGAGCACGGTAACACGGGCTCGAACCTTTGTGAGCAGTTTGTTGTACTCGTCGAGCTCCTTAGTCGCATCGTCGGACTCGCGCGACAGACGGCGGAGTTCTGCGAGGCGGTCTACGTTCTTGGTGATATACGAGCGCGCATTGGCGATGTTCTTAGCGATATCGGCAGGCGTAGGCTCTTCGCCTTCAGTCTGAGCATCGTCAGAAGGAGCGACGTAGCCGTCATAACGTCCGAGTTCGCTCTTGTAGGTGTACCACAAGTCCTTCAGTTGCTTGAGATATTCATAGCGGTCGCATGGCTGCTCGAAGGTTAGCAGAGTGTTGTAGAGCTTCTTTATCTTCAGCCAACGCTCCTTATTCTCCGCCCAGATGTTGCGCACATCCTCTGGAAGGTTGTCGTGATCGGGGCGGATGCCGGAAGCAGCAGGAAGGTAGCCACCCTCAGGAACCTCAGTGTCGTTGTTCTCCTCAGCCTTGTGCTCGGCTTCGAACTTAACCTGCTCCTCGATGGCAGCTGCTATCTGTGGAGTAAGTTCGGCATCGAGTAACTTGACATCTTGAGTAGTCATGTTCTCGAGGCGCATAGGCAAGAACTTCTGAAGCTCGTAGCGCACCTTCGACTCAAAACGCTCTGGACGGCGCATGATGGTCTGATACATCGACATGTTGCGCGTGAGCTTCAGAACCATCTCCGCACCACGGGCAACAGACTCGCGGTCGTGCTTCTCGGCGTTGAGCCATGCCTGCATATCTTCGGTAAGTTTTTTATCTATCATATTATAATGCAAATTTAAAAAGGGCGGTACACACGATCGCTATCGTGAGGACCGCCCCAGAAATAACCAATCAATAATTTAAACTACTTATTGTGCGAAAAAGAAAATGCTATGCTGCTACGATAGGCAGGCCGGTAGCGCCGGAGATGTCACCGTCCTCGGTCTCGATCTTGCCTGGGTAGAATGGAGCCGGATACTCGTCGGATGCAACAGCCTGCACTGTTGTAGAGTTGGTATCGGTAGCAGCCTTGCCGAGGTCCTGCGAGAGCGTGAGCTCAGGAGAGAACGCCTCGCTGCCCACCATGCGTGCCTTGCCGTTGCGCTGAATGAAGAGGTAGACCATCTCGTCGTTGTTGGCGAGAGAGATGTAGCCGGTGGCAGCTTCCTCGGTGCCGGGAATGACAGCGGTGCCAGTGACCTTGAATGTCTTAGAGCCGTAAGTGCCCTGAGACTCGACCTGCAGCTGCGATTCGTTAGGTATGAGACCAATCTTGTGCCACTTCTTGTCAGAAGCCAGTTTGAAGTCGCCGGTATACTTAGCGACAGCGTCCATCGTTTTTGGTGTCTCCGAGCCGATAGTTGGCCATCCTAAGATGTCGCGTTTAGCAATACCGAAGACCCAGCCACGTACACCAGGGAGCGACTTTGCTCCCGGTGTGAAACAGATATCGCCGTAAATAGATGCGGCGCCAGTACATTTTGCCATAAATGATAAGTTTTAATGTTAAACAAATATGTTAGCGACCTCGTTCAGGCCTTCTTGCGCCAGTAGCGCAGAACCTCGGGCGATACGCTCTGGAACTGCGTGCCGAAGAAGTAGTTGGCGATGAAGTCTACATCATAGTGATTCTTCAGCGACTTCTCAACGAGGAACTTCTCGTCTTCGGTCTGCTGGTTGAACACGAGGAAGATGTTAGACTTCGGAGTGAGCAGCATGAAGTCGGCAGGAACGTTAGCCAGTGGTACGATTTCTACGTTGCTTGCGCCCTCAAGAGTACGCTTGTCGTAGTTCTGGTTGTACGGCAGCGAGCCGTGGTTGACCTGATAGCACTCGGTGTAGCAGTGGTAAGCCTGGTCGCTGAGGAAGAGCTTGAGTGGCTGCGAGCGCAGCTTGGCAGCGGCAGCATCGGTACCACTCCAGTAGAAGTCCTTGATGAGGTCTTCGGCGTTGTCCTTGGTGATAGAATCAGTACCCTCTACGAGGTTGCCGAGAGTTGTCGAGATGAGCACCTTCTGCAGCTCGTTGGTTCCGGCAGCGTCCTTTTCGAGGACGGTCTTGAAACCGTCGAACCACTTCGCAGTCTTGGAGAAGTCTGCGGGATCGTGCTTAGCGGTGAAGGCGTTCATGAACATATTCTCGCCAAGTTTCTTGGCAAGGTATGCGCAGACCTGAACGACGATAGGCACGTTCTTCAGGCCGTCGCCCTTAGTAACGTTAGAGCCCCAAATGCTCTGGTAGATGGCGTTGGGGTCGATGCCTGCCACCACGTTGCCGAAGAAAGTCTGGAAGACACGCGGTGTAATATCTACAGCTGCGTCCTCATACTTTGTCTTCTGGTAGTTAGAGAGTTCGAGATTGCCCGACATCTCGCCAACAGTCTCGCGGTAGCGGATGCCGGTGCGTACAGAACAATGTTCTGCAAGTGCGCCGAGAGCGAGAAGTGGCATCATAAGGAAGTCTGAACGGTAGGTCTGAAAAGTCGTTGAGAGCTCTTCAGCACCGAATGTAATATTGCCTACTTTAACAGAAGCCATAGTTATACATCTTTAATAAGGTTAAACACGTCCTGCGCAGTGAAGCTCTCCTCGCTGTTGGCAGGATTATCAACAGTAGTGGTGCCAGCAGAGGCCTTGAGAGCTGCGATCTGAGCATCCTTCTCTTTGGACTCGTTCTGAGCCTTGGCGAGCTGATCCTTGAGTTCCTTGACAGCCTTGCCGGCTTCAGACACCGCCTTTGCGTTAGTCTTTTCTTTCTCTTCAAGTTCCTGAAGACGGTCGTCGATGCTCTTCATCTGCTCCTGGGTGAGGGTGATGTTGCCATCCTCGTTGGTCGCGAAACCGTCAGTGGCATTGAGCAATGCCATGACGCAAGCAAAGATTTTAATCATTTTGTTTGAAGTTTTTGATGCGTGTTGGTTACGGAAGAGGTTCTTGAGCCCTTCGCACGTCTTCTCGATGAAGCTCGGAGTTGGATTGCCGCTACCGTCAACCACTGACGCGACACGAGCTGCTGCGTCTTCCGAGGCAAGTGATTGAGGTAGTGGCGGTATGCCTGCATCCTTAAATTGAGATATGTTGTAAGAGTTTGTAAATTGTCCGGTAAACTCGTTGGCTGCCTTCTCAGCCTCCTTGTCTTCGCGTATGGAATCGACAAGTCCGAAGTCGAGAGCCTGCTGCGCGGTGAGCCAGTTGCCCTTCTTCATCTGGGCGAGACACTCATCGACAGACTTTCCGGTTTTGTCGGCGTACATAGAGGCGAGCACGTCGTCGAAGTTCTTGAGCGAGTCGCGCTGCGCCTGAAGCTTGCGCACGAAAGCATCAATCTGCTCCTTGTTGCTCTGCTCGTACTTGTAGATGAGAGTGGACACGTTGTGGATAAGGAAGAAGCTGCCCTTGACGATGTCGATAGTCTTGCAGCCAAGCATGGCGATAGTGCTGATAGATGCGTTCATGCCGAAGGCGTGAGCGTGTACGTTGCCGTGGTCACGGAAAGCCTGGTTAATCTCCAAGCCATCTTTAACGAAGCCGCCGAGTGAGCAGAAGCCGACATGCACTTCTTTACCACTATTCTTATTGAGCACATAACGGACATAGTCGGCAGAACAACCGTTCCACCAACTGCCAATAGTGCCAGATATGACGAGATGATATTTCATATGATAAGTATTTACGACAAAGGTAGCTTGGGAAGCCTGTGGTACAAAATACTGCTATACCTTAATATATGGGGGTATCTCGTGAGATTTGTGTGTTACAACGACCTCGTTGAGCTGATTATCTTTGACAGCATCGGGGCAGTTCTCGGTGATTTCTACAGACGGGTAAGGTCGCTCAGAGGAGCCAACAAGAAATTGGCGATCGTCGATGAGTGTCACCTTGAACACCAAATGACGGCGCTTGATATTCAAATCGTCAGGTGTAAGGAACTTCAAAGTGGTGGTTATAACCTTGTTCTTGTCATCTGTCTTGGTTGACGAGACCATAGACGGGTGATCTTTAACACAAATTGAGTGCCACAAGATGTTGGTGGGGATGCGGATGGTTCGGTTGGCGATGAGGACCGAGCCTTCGAGTTGGGTGCTGTAAGCATAAGCAACAGACTTAACGAGCTTTATCGACTTCATATAGAGCTATATTTATATGTTGAACATAAGTGACGAACGGGCGCGAACAAAAATGGGCATCTTATCCGTGCGATTTATAGAATATTTAACAGTTTTTATTGTCGCGCACTCGAGATCTGCGTCTGAGGTCGATACCATGCTTAAGGTAGGAGTTGCGCATACGTTGGAAACGCATCTTTAGCGTGTAGTCGTACTCGACATCTATGCCGTTAGCCTCGCACCACGCTCTAACAGCAGAGAGTAGTGTGCACTGGCACAGCTCGATGTCGGCGAGATCGCGCCAAAGCTGGAGCCTGAATGTGTCCTCGATGCACTCGGCAACAGCCTTGCGGGCATTGCCAGAAAGGTAGTTGTAGGTTACGACCGGCTTCTGCTTTGAGTCGGGGATGCAGATAGCAACATCATCATCGCCACGTGTTAGCGGTAACGAACCAGGCTGGCGCGTGAGAAAATGACGGATGCAAGCATTCTCGGCGCTTTGAGCCGGGAATACTACAGGGTCGCCGAAGTGATGGCGCAGCCATTGAGCAATGAAAGGTTTTAGAGTGAGGTAGACAAGATATTTGGACATGTTTGGTACCATTTTTTGATTAAGCATGTTGCGTCTTGCAAAAGTAGGAAATTTAGAACAAATATCCTACTATATAAGGGTGTTTTTTAGTTGTTAGCTATTGTTTTTCGCCTTGTTCTCTGAGTTTTCTGTGCGTCTGATATGATTTTGCAATAATTTTTTGTGACAATGTGATGTGTGACAACGTGAAGATAAGTAGCTTATTATCAAAGTGATGTGGTGTTGCAAGTTCGTGTTGCAAGTTTGTGACAGGTCATCACAAACTTTATACCGACTTTTGCGAGGAAACCATGTCACAACTTGAAAAACTTTGTGACAACTTTGTGACGGCGGTTTGTGACAATTTGTGACAAGCGGAACTCCCTTATTTTCAATATATTTTATACTTTTTGCAACAACCTGTTACAAAATCACAAAGTTTTTGTACAAAATAAGAGAGGGGTGTCGGGGAGAGGCAAGGCAAGTCCGGTGGGGCTGTCTGAAAGATTTGCGGAAATATGGAACAATCTGCTACAGGTGTTGGAATGTGCTGACAAAGAAAAAGGCGGACTACACAGGTGATATTACCTGGCAGTCCGCCACCCTATTGAAGATTTAAAGCGAAATGATTAGTCTGTTTGTTTAGAAAGGTCGCTCGTCTGCATCGTCGAAGGCCAGTTCTTGGTCTTTCGGACTGTCAGGGCGTGCGTTCTGCGATATTGAGCGGATATATATCATATCCTTTGTTTTGCGAAGCTCTGCAGTGACCTGCACTGCTCTCTGGATGCGACCACCGGCGTTGCATAGCTCCGGAGGATTCATGCAGTCGATCCACGGACACAGTTTGCAAAACGCCTTGAGACGTTTGGTGAACGCCTGCATGGTGATGCGGTTGACATTGGAGAAGCGCTGATACTCGTTGAACACCTCGTCGCGTGCAATGTAGTCATCGAGGTGACCGCCATCGGGCGAGAAGTAGCCTTCTGCCCAGTCCTCGAAGTTGGCACCCATAGATGCCTTCAGATGGCGCTTCTCCATGTTACCCATTGGGGGCTGCGGTTTGATGCCTGTATCCTTTAGTGCGAGATATACCCGGCAGCACTGCAGCCAAAAGTTAAGGTCGGCATTCCACTCCTCGTCGCTGTAGTCGAAGGCATAGAGTGTCTTGTTGAAGTCATCTCGGATAGTCCTTGTTTCGTGGTAGTCGTTGTCATCGGTCTTTTGATGGTACCAATCGGAGAACACCATGTAGAGCGAACGTGCCTCTGAGGATGGATCAAAGTCTTGAGGTACGTAATTGGTCGTGAATGCGAGCTTAGGTGATTCGTCGAAACCGATGGTAAATGAGCGGTTGTTCTTCGGGTTCACCGTCATGTCGCTCGTGATGTTGTCGTAGAATAGACCGAGGTTTAGATATCGGTCGCAGTCGTCGACGAGCAGTAAGTCCGTAAACTGGCTCACCTGGTCGAACACGTGCGGATTATCCATGAGCTTCGGATTTCGTCCGGATAGTTTTACGGTATTCATCATAAATGAGAGTACCTTAAAGAAGAAAGACTTTCCGGAACGACCATTGCATTCGTCCTCCTCGCCTATCTTATTGTCCATAGCCAATGGAGCCCATGCCCTGACAAAGTCCTTATATCGATGAAGCATGTATCCGAAGGTGAAAATTTTATTGATAAGGTTTTGTTTTTGCTCTGCTATCTCATTCGCCTGCAGTCCTTCGCCGTCGATGCGGAATGGGTTCGCCTTGATATATGCAGCAGCAGCCACTCTATCTTCGCCGAAGCGGGTCTCGGTCTCATCGCGCCAGTATAGTCGCGAGGTGTTGATGAGATACCCGAAGAAGTTGCTCTTAACATTGAGGACTTCGATATCGAGATGTGTGCGTCCGTCGGTGGTCTGTGTCTGCTTAATATTGAACATGTCTGGTAGTGACTTGAATCGATGCGGTATAACGCCTTCCTCCCAGACGTAGTTATGTAAGTCGTCTGCGCCTGGATCGTACTCTTTGAGCCCATTAGGGATAGCCTCGGACGGCTTGCACACCTCGATGGTCTTATTCGGAAAGAAGAAGTATTGCGAGTTCGGCGTATAGTTGGTAAAGTTCAGGTCTATCTCTTGGAGCGACTCAAGAGCTGCAGGTGATAGCTTGGTAGTATTCAGCACAAGATTGAGGATATTGCGGTCCTCGAATCTATCGACCACCCACCGACGTATGAACTCGCGCACCTCCTTCACGTTAACGCGCTTAACGATGTTGCCCTCGATGCGTATAAACTGAGTGTTAGCCGAGTTCTCATCGTGGAGGGCATAGAAACCATTAAGCTGAAGGAAGTTGTACAAGCAAGCTGTGTCAACCTCTGTCTTCGGTCTGCCGTCTTTGTTGATAGTCTGTACCCAGAACTTGGCAGGCATGGCTACCTTCAGCAGATTGCGGAAGTCCTTGCGCTCGCTGTGTATTTCGAGCCAGTCGCGCAAATCTTTGCGAGGCTTGCCACGGTTGTCTTTGTAAGTCAGAAGTTTGTCCGGGAGCCATGCCGTATGGATGTCGATAAAGCGCAACGCGAGCTCACGACCTTTGCGTCGCCCCGTCTCGTCGATATCGGGTATATTGTAGAGCACCTCGACGTACTTCATTATCTCCTTATACTCGTCGACAGAGAGCTGGTAGGTCTCAGAATTGAACCATAGAGGAAAGTAGCCCATGGACTTGCAGCAAAGCGAGTCGCGTTCACCGGAGCAGATAACCGCTTCGGGCAGCTTCTGCTCTTTGTACGGTTTGCCGTCCTCGTGCGCTGCGTACCACTCTTTCTCCTCCTTGGCATTGAACTCACGATATGCCTTCTTGAGCTCCGCAAGCCCGTTAATGTAGAAGCGCGGCTTGGCACCTGCAGGCGTGTACGAGAAACGGAAGCCTTTGTCGCAATTGTAAGGCTCATATACCTTATAGAACTTCTCTTCCGGCTGGTCGCCCACGACCTCTTTGATAACACACTCGCGCATGAATATAGGATAGTGCTCGGTAGAATACTTGACCGTCACCTTACGGCCCTTGACATTTGCTATCCATTTGACAGAATGCCAATGAAGTGCATCGACATGGTCTTGCGTCACCTTTGGGCCGAGCGCCTTGAGTTCAGCTTCAGTAAACTTCTCGTTGAGTTCGAAAGGACGTGTACCGTCTTTTTCGTCTGCACGAGCTTCACGCTGACGAATCTCTGGACGGTTCACAGAGCGGTCGAGTTCGTCGCGTATGTCGAACTGTGCCGCCAGCTTCAGTATAGCCTCGTTGAAGCGTGAGCGGTCGTAGCCATTCTCACGCATAAAGATGTCTATGGCATTTTCGCCACGACCTTCGCCGCCGAAGTCTGTGACCTGCCATATCGCGCCATATTTTTTTGAATTGAATTGTCGCAAGGAGGCTGAAGGCGTGCGCTCGTTGCGTATGGAGAAGTGTTTGTTCTTCTGGTGTACGCAGTCACGCGCCTGCGGATATATGGATAGAATGATATCCAGGCCTCCATTTGTTGCGTTTAGTATTTGTTCTACGCTAATCATTTCGCTTGGGTTTTATTCGCTTTGCAAAGATAGTGGCAACGCATCGCTGCCACAAAATCACGATATCACACTTTATTATTGTTTTCAGAGGATCTTTATATCGATGCTCAGCGAAGGGATAAACGCACTGAATGGGGTATCTCTGAGTTCGAGTGTACCTTCATCGTCAAGAACTACAGTGGGCTGCATTCGTGCTCGACATACTGGGCGATAAGCGTAACCGTCTATCCACCATATATAGTCCTTGAAGTCGAGAGGCTCTTCCTCGAAAGCCTCACACTTGCCATTCACACCAAGAAGGCAGCCATCTTTGTATTGTACGACACGAAAGTCCTTAGATAGCAGCCCCATCTCCTTCAGATTATCGATATGCTTTATGTATTGTTCTATTGTTATCATATTCGCATTTCTCTATATTAATGTATTCAACATATTTGTTTTTAATTAGGCAAAAGCGTCCGTTAATGCAGTTGCGCTTATGCTTGCACGTGTCGCAGATCAGAACCACTTAGTAGTTGTTAAGACGTAAGACTCTAATGATATCGCGACAATGACTAACGCCACATTTGACCTTGATGCGCATGAGCTGCACTTTGACAGTATGTGCATTTTTGCCGAGCCGTTCGGCGATCTGCGTAAAAGTAAGCCCCTCGAGGTATAGATCGGCTATCTCTCGTTCGCATTTAGAGAGATTGACCATTGTCTTAGGGCGACATATCACTCGCTCGAACTCACACATGCCGCGTAGCGGGCATCGAACCTCTTCAAAGTGCAAGATATCGTGCTCGATGTCTTGAGTCAGCAAATCATGTTCGCCGAAGTTACAGCGTACGAAACGCTCAACCATCTTGAAGGTGTTGCGGCGATATAGCTTAGCAAGCGCCGCATACCCCTCAGGAAACCTCGTCTTGATGACATTGTGCAGCTCGTCAATAATATCGGTGTTGAACTTGGTGAGTCGCCTTGACTCTTCGCCAGGCTTTTTGTAGTAAACAAAGCCGTCTGGTGTAACGAAAAACTCCAAAAATTTTAGTATCGCCATAAGTCCTCCTTTTTTATAGCCTCAGTACAAGCCATGCGCTCGAGAGTGTTAAGCTGGTAAGCTGCGACTCCAGATAGCTTACGCCGGATGGTGTTATAGTTCAAATCGTATGTAACCATCAGGTATCTGAGAAATTTACCCTTCTCTTTTTTCGTCAGGTTAGCGAAGTAACCCTCCGGGGCCAATGAATTGAAAATCTGTTCCATTTGTTTGTTTATGTCGTTTTTAGTGTCTAACTTTGCTGCAAAGATATAAACAAAAAATGGACTAATACCTACTTTATTGAGATTTTAACCCTTAATAAAGTAGGATTTAACCTTTATTAAGTATGAGGTACGAAAATAATACGGTAAAAAGTGAAAGAGTGAGAGAACTGCTTGAGCGAGCAGGTATTAGTATTGGTGAGTTTAGCAAGAGTCTTTGGGGAGCGAAGACGCACAATACTATAACATACTTTGATGCTCGGTCTTAGGATGTTCAATAGAGGATATCTTAATAAAGTCGGACGGTACGTCGGACGTACCTACTATAAACGGACACTATAATGTGGTTAATAGTAGCTATGTAAATACCGATGTGACGTCGTTAAAGGCTGAGGTAAAAGCTCTGAAAATGCTCATAGAAGAGAAAAACCAGCGCATAGAAGATTTAAAAAATGTCAATGCTGAACTTGGTGCGAGGCTTGACATGGTCCTGCAATATGGACAGAATA